TTCCCGGATTAACGGCTGCTCAATCCGGTATGGGAAGCACCCTTTCAAATGTTGGTAGCAATGTTATGAAAGCCGCGCCTTATCTAGCAGCGGCTCTTGGCGCACAACAGACATACCAAGGAATTAGTCAGGGCAAAGAAGGTAAGGCTGCTGCTAATGCTGCTGCTACCGCTGCGCTACTTGGTGGTGGACCGATTACGGCCGCCGCCGCCGCCGCTGTCGCTGCGATTGGTGCTTCGCTTGTTCAAGATAAGGAGATGGGTGACGTTGCTCTTCGTAATTATTGGAGAGGCGTTGATCAAGGTCGTGGCCTTGGTACGGCACCTGCTGCTGAACTTGCTCAAGGATTTATTAACTTCTATCGCACCAATAAAAATGAATTTGCGGGGCAGGCTGCGTACGGGCGTAAGGGCAATGAAGACTTCCTGTATGACATGACGCAAGTCATTAACAATGCGGTGAAGGATGGCAAGATTAAAGAAGGCGCAACCGCTGAACAGATTTATGCTTCAACAGTTCAACCGTGGTTGAACTCTATGGGGTCTGGCCCGCAAGACGACAAGGCGCGGGTTGTTCAGGACTTTATGATGAAAGACCTTATCTATAACTTCATGCAGGGCAATCCAATCAGCAATGCCCAAGTGAAGGGGGATAAGAACTACAAGATCGTTAGTCAGAAACCTGTCTATGCAGGGGCGTTGCCCAAGTCGATGCAACCTCCGGCTCCTCCGGCTGAAGGTACTCAGCAAGGTATTCCCACTCCGCCCAATCCTTACGGTGATCAAACGTTTGCTGACGGCGGTGAGATTGGTACCAACGAAGTTAATTTTGGATTTGCTGGCGGTGGCGATACCGAGTACTTGGCGGGTGGCAAGTTGCTAGATGGCCCCGGCGACGGTATGTCGGATGACATCCCCGCAGTAATTCGTGGTAAACGTGTACAACGTGCTGCTCTGGCAGACGGCGAATTTGTCGTTCCTGCCGATGTGGTATCGCATCTCGGTAATGGCTCCACCAAAGCCGGGGCCAAAAAACTTTATGCAATGATGGATCGGCTACGCGAGGCTCGCACGGGCAAGACTAAACAAGCCCCTGCCGTAAATGCTGACCGTATGCTACCTGCCTAATCGGGAGCGATCATGGCTACTCAACCGACTGAAACAACTCAAGTTACTTCCAACATTCCGGATTGGATGAAGCCGTATGCCTATCAAATTTTAGGCAACGTATTTGGCGATCCCAACGTCCCCGGCAGTGGCTTGATGAATCTGGGCTATCAGCCTTACATGGTTCCCAAGCGTGACGCCGACGGCAACATCGTCATGGACGATAAAGGTCAGCCACAAATGGTGGCGGGGCAGCGCACGGCGGAGTTTTCTCCCGCACAGTTAAAAGCCTTTGAAAATATTTATGGGATGGGAATCCCGTCTCAACTTGGAAAAGCAACTGACCTTGCAACGATTGCTGGGGATACTGCGAGTAGACTTAACTATAACGGTACTGCTAATACAAACTATTACACCGATCCGGCATTTGAACGGATGGGTACGTCTTATCAGCAAGTCTCGGCACCCGGTGCATATTCGCCGGATCAAATTCAGGCTGAGCGAGTTGCGTCTACTTATAACTATGATCCAGAGCGTGTACGTGAGCAAAGGCTCAAAGAGTACCGCATGGGTCCGGCTGCGCTTGTTGGCGCACAGCAATTTGGTCTTGGTGCAGCGGCGCAATACATGTCGCCGTACATGCAGGACGTTGTTGAGCGTCAGAAACGTGCAGCAGTTCAAGACTACGCACGACAGATTCCCGGTTTGCAAGCGGCAGGCATTCGTTCCGGTGCCCGTGGCGGTACACGCGAAGCGTTGGTAGAAGCAGAAGCCCGTCGCAATCTGGCTAATCAGATGGGCGATATTGAGGCTACTGGACGGCAAAGTGCTTATCAGCAAGGTTTGCAACAGTACAACGTTGATCAAGCCCAACGAATGCAGGCAGAACTTGCTAACCAAGCGGCCATCCAAGATGTTGCTCGCCAAAACTTGCAAGCGGCGATGGGCATTCAGTCATTGGGTGCAGGACAGAACTTGCAGGCGCAATTGGCTAACCAAGGTGCGTTTCAGCGTTCGGCTGAGTTCGGTTCGCAACAAGATATGCAAGCGGCTCTGGCTAACCAGCAAGCGGCTTTGCAAGCGGCCCAACTTAATCAAGCCGCCAAACAACGTGCTTCGGAGTTTGGTGCCGGTCAGGGCATGCAGGCGCAGCAACTTAATCAAGCGGCGCAACTTCAGAACCAGCAGCAGGCGCTTTCTCAACTGGCGCAGGCTAATCAGTTCTCGCAACAGAACGCCGCGCAACGCGCTCAGTATGGGCTTGCCGGTGCTAACCTTGCCGAGCAATCTCGTCAGTTCGGTGCGAACTACGGGCTGCAGGGTATTCAGCAGCAGTTGGCTGCGGCAGGTGCCTTGGGCGGTCTTGGCATGCAGCAGTACCAGCAGCAGATGGGAATCAACCAAGCCTTGTTGGGCGCTGGCGGTCAGCAGCAGGCTCTGAGCCAAGAGATGCTTAACCAACAGTATCAAGACTTCTTGAACCAGCAGCAGTTCCCGTATCGTCAGGCTGAGTTTGGTATGGGCATCCTGCGTGGCATCCCTTCAACGGCAAGTACGCAGAATTTTTACCAGCAGCCCGGTAGTTTGTTCGGACAGATCGCTGGCGTGGGGTTAGGATTGGGTAGCCTGTTTGGTGGCATGGGTAGCACCACGGGGGGTAGATAAATGTTCGGTCCGGTTAGCAGCACAGGTCGTTCGATGATGGCTTCGCTTCAGCAGGCCATTCAGAAAGGTATGCCCGTCGATCAGGCGATTGCCTACGTTAAAGGAATGTCTACGCAAGGCGTGGCTCCGCTGACTGATCTCTACACCATGATGAATCAGTTCCAACGTTTGAAGCAGCAGCAAGTTCAGCCTCCGCAAACTCCGCCTACGATCAAAGATCAGATCGGTCAGATGGACATGCAACAGCGGATGCAGCAGCAACTCCGTGACCAGATGCGTCAGGGCGGCAACATCCAACAGATGCAGGCAGGAGCACCGGCTCCGGAACCGATGGATCGTGGACTTGGCGCGATTGATGCCGGTCGTATGCAGTATCCGCAGTTTGCTGGCGGTGGCATCGTTGCCTTCGCTGATGGTGGGGACGTTGTACATATGGCGAGCGGTACGCCGCGCTCTGGGTTTCAAGCGCTTGGTGCTCCTACCAGTTCATTTGAAGATGTGACGGAAGGTGACCTGCTTACGTCTGACGAGGAGAAAGAACTCGCTGGACTTCTTCAGTTGCAGAAAAATGTGTCGATGTCGCCGTATGTTGACCCTGCGTCGGCAACTCTCTGGGAGCGAAGCAAACCTCGCTACCAAGAACTGATCATGAAGCGTAAGGGCGCACAGGAAAAAGAAATCAGCACCAGAGGTGAAGCGGCTGCAAGAGCAGAGGCTGAGCGGCGTGGTATTAAATATGTTGCACCTGTATCTGATGTTCCTGCAGCGCCCCCTGTTGAAAGGCCTGCTCCTCCTAAACCTTCTGGTGCAGCGGTCCCCGGACTTGGTGGCGGTTACGGTAATTTTGGTAACGTCCGTACTGCATACACTAATATTGAGAATCAGTTAAAACCTGCCGCTGAAAAAACAGTGGAGCAGAACCTTGCTGATATAGAAACCTTGCAGAAAAAACAAGGTATTGGTGAGGCTTCTAAACGCCGTGGGGATTACCTTACTCAGCGTGAAATGGAAGCAGGCAAGGGTTTGGAGCAAGACAAGCGCATGGCGTTGGCACAGGCTGGCTTTGCTATGGCAGAAGCCGCTTCTCGTCGTGGCCGTGATCGTACTGGGTTCCTTGGCGCTGCCGCTATCGGTGGTACTACGGGTACCAAGTTGTATCAGGCTGCATTGAAAGAGAACCAAGCGATCAAAGATAGGATTGCCGACAATCGTTTTGCTTTGGATCAAGCCGAAGAGATGCGAAAGGCTGGCAACATTAAAGATGCTAATGCCTTGGAGAAAGAAGCGAAGGCAAATCTTCGCGCTCTTGGCATGGCTCGTATTCAAAGTGAGCAGGGTATTGCTGAGTTGCAAACCCGTGAGAGCGGTGCAGATCGTCGTACGGCGGCACAACTTGCTTCTCAAGATAAACGATACGCTGAAGCCGCTTCAATTCAACGTTCAAAAGTTATGCAAACTCTTTTACAAAATGCCCCAATGTTAATAACCGGCTACAATAAAATGAGTCAGCAAGAACAAGGAAAAGCCTTACAAGACCTCCTTGGAAGTTTGAGCGGTGGTAAAGGGCTTAGCGGTACAATTGAGGCTATAGAAGAGGATTAACAAGCCATGCCGGTTTATAAAATTCGTGGGCCGGATGGTAAACTTTATAAGTACCGAGTAGACGCTAAAGACGCTGATCCGAATGACGTATTAAGTTCATTTAATCAGCAGTTTTCTATACAGGCGATGCTTGGAAACGCCCCGAAAGAAAAGGCGGGGTTCTTCGGTTCATTTAAAGAAGCAGTCACCTCTCTTGGGCTTGCTGATGAAGCCGCTGCGTACGCTGCTGATCCTACTAAAGAAAACCGTAACGCCTTTCTAAAAGCCGCCGAGTCCAAGTACAAATCCGTTGGGGGGTTTGGCAAGGGCGAGAACTGGGAAGCCTTTAAAGAAATGCTGGGCAGTTCGCTCGGCTCTCTTGTTGCACCGATTGGCGCAGCGTTTGCTGCTGCTCCCACTGGACCGATTGGTGCCGCCGCCGCGTTTGGTGGTGCTAGCGCAGGTCAGTATGAAATTTCAAACTTGCAACGGCAGGCTGAAGCGCAAAAAGCCGCCGAGGAAGAAGGGAAGCCAGTTCCAGAACTAAGCCTTGGTAAGGCTACCGCTTCTGCCTTGGGGCAGGCCGCTCTTGATGTTATCCCCGGTGCGTACGTAGCCAAATCACTTCGTGCGTTCCCGATTGCTCAACGGTTGCTTGGTTCACCCAAAACTGCTGAGGAAGCCGCTGACATCCTGATTGACGCATACAAGAAAGGAAACCTGACTCGTAAGGGTGAGGTTCTTAAAGGCGTTGGTCTTAGCGTTGCGTTTGAAGTACCGCAAGAAATTGCACAGCAGGCACTTGAGCGTTGGCAGGCTGGCTTGTCCCTTACGGACGAGGACGCACGGGAAGAATTTAAACAAGCGGCTATTGGTGCTGCTGTTCTTGCTCCAATCTTCGGTGGCCCTGCTGGTCTTGGTGAATACAAAGCCAAAAAGCAAGAAATTGCTGCCCAGTATGCTCGCGATGCAGAAGCGTTGTTTGGGCCAGAACTCCCTGAAGGTGCAGGTATTCCGGCGTCAATGTATGGTCAGACCATGCAGGCTCCGGTCACTCCGCCTGCTGCACCCACTCCATCTGTTACACCGCCAGCCGCTCCTTCTGTTGAGGAGCCTGAACTTACAGATGAAGAAATTGATGCTCAGATTGAAGCAAGGCGGCAGGCCCGTCTTGATCGTATCGCTGAAGGCGACCGCGAAGTACAGCAACTTGGCTTAGTTGAAGAGCCTTACCAACCATTTAAACAAGAACGTACTCCTGAGTACGAACGTGATGCTCAACTTGGTCGCATGGCACGACTGCGCCGTTTGCGTCAGGCACGGCCCGATCTTGATGACAACGCCATTGATTACTTGATGGCTGAAGGATATTCAGACAAGCAAATCCAAGAATACGAACCTTCCGGAAGGGAAGAAGGATTGCCTGATGTTTATTCAGACGAGGAAATTGCTGGTACCGGTTTGCCGAGTACGCAGCCCGAGCCTGTGCGACCGGCTGTTACGGCTGCTGAAGAAACTGTTACCGCACCAAGTAAAGTTGAAGAAACTGTCAGCGCACCGGGAAAGGTTGAAGAGCCTGAAGAAATAACTACTGCTAAAGATTTGCTTTCTGCCGTTGATAAAGGCGGCATGATTCTTAATCCGGCAAAAGTTAATAACGTAGCCAGAAATCTTGGTTTGGAAGTTTCGTCAAAAGCCAAACCGGTTGAAACCGTCGAAAGAATTAGACAAGCAGTATCAAGAGCAGAAACGGCTCAATATGAACAAGAAGCGACGGTTACTGAACCGGCAGGAGGCGAACGTGGGCCTGAACAGACTGCAGGAGAGACAGCACCAAGTGTTGCAGAAACTGACCTTGAAACAGTTGGAAGAAGCGCTGACCTGTTTGCACAACGATCTGCAACCGACGAACAAGGAACTGCAGGAACTGAACCCGGAAGAGTGGATCAGCCTAGCGTGTCTGCTGCAGATGTTGTGGAAGGAGCGGGCGAACTCCCTAGTACACTAACGCCTGCTGAAGAGTGGCTTGCTAAGAACAAAAAGAAGCGTACTCCAGAAGACTCTGATCTGCTTAATCGAGCAGTGGCCTTTATTCGTTCTACGGGTAAGGGTGCGGCTTATTCACTTCAGAAACACCTTGGCATTACGATGAGTAAGGCCAAGACCCTACGCGAAGCGTTGCTTGGTAGTGGCACGGTTGTTCAAAAGACCAATGTCAAAGGTGGCAAAGAAGCAAGCAACTACTTTGTTGTTGAAGGCGAATACAAACCAGAAGCACCGACCCGTCGAGTAGAACCTACTGTAGAAGAAACTACTCCGAAACCGACGCCGACGCCTGCAGAGGGTGAAGCACCTCTTACTAAAGGTGAACAAGCCCGTCGTCAAATGGATGACGCTGAAGAACGAATTCTTAGAACGTTACCTCCTACCCTTAAGCCGGAAATTGGCATGGGAGAGTACGGTCTTAGGTATACAGATGCTGATGGCAATATCACGCATAAAGCATTTAAAACCGCTGCCGAACGTAATAATGCACGGTTAGAACTTTCAAATAACGGCGCTCGCGGATTCAGTACGTTCTCCCGTGAGGCTGAACTAGTTAAGCACGAAATGAATTTTATTAACGGCATGGTTGAACCCGGCCTGCCTAAAACGAAAACTAAGACAGTTGGCGGTAAGAAAGTAACTTACATGTCTGACCAACTTCGCGCTGCGATAGAGGGCGTGAAGAATGCAAGAAGTCGTATTAAGGAACAACTTGGTCTTTTTGCTGATGAAGAAACCCCTGCGGTTAAAGCAAGAGGTATAAGTGTCAGTAGGACGGAAATATCTCAACTTCTTACCAAACTTATTAAACGCTTACGAGAAGAAGGTAAGTTAAAGACTTACTATTCAAAATTACTAAAAATAAGTAATGATTTAAAACTTAAGGATATTTCTCCAAAAGAATTACTTAAGGACTATGAAAAACTCAAGCGTATTGAAGAAAATCTTGACCGTGCTGAAACTCAAGTTGGTGAAGCCAAGCAAGCACGTTTAGGAGAATCAGATGAAAAAGGTGCTCTTGCCGAACGTATTTTAGAACGCCTTGCCAGTACTGAGGAGGATGAGGAATTTGCTCCTGAAACAGAAGGTAAACGTAAACCGCTTAACTTCCGTGAGCAGATTCTTTATTTTCGTGAAGGCCCAATCAACCGGTTCAAGCGTAGAAAGTCTGGCACTCGGGGACTGAAAGCCGCTGATGCGGAAGTGGCTATTGAGGCGTTCATTAGAAATTGGCGTAACGCGCCGAAGATCGTCGTCGTGCAGAACTATAAAGAACTGCCGATGGAAGAAGGCGTTGACCCTGAGTCGTATGCCGATACGTTAGGCATGACTTCCGGCGACACCGTATACATTGTTGCCGATAACGTCCGTAGCATGAGTGAACTGAAGGCGGTTCTGTATCATGAATCGCTTGGGCACTACGGTCTTGGGCAGTTGTTCCGTGAGCAACTTACCAAAGTCATGCATGATATTTACCGTACGAACGCCAAAGTTCGTGCCGCTGCCGACGCGTGGCTGGACGCCAATCCCGATGCATATCCTGAAGATACGTACAGTCAGGCAGAGCGAGAGGCACTTGCGGTAGAAGAGTTATTGGCAGAACACGCTGAAGATGGCCCGATGCGCGATGCAAGTTGGCGTCGCGCTTTCTATCGTGCGGCTTCCTTAATTCGTAAGTTTGCCCGTGCCTTAGCCCGCATGGTTGGTAAAGACCTTGCTTACAGCAACTCCGAAGTTGCCGACATCATCATTCAAGCGCATGACAAAGTATTGACGGGTAAGGTCAACCTTATTCCTCGTTACAACAACGTACGCTTCATGAGGACTCAGTATCAGAAAACACTGACTGACGCGCTTGATTACGTTAGTAAAAAAGCACCGGAGGCTACCAAGAAGATTTTGGAGGGTAATGTAAACGCCCTATCTCGCCTGCCGATTAACATGCAAAACTTCAGGCTCAAGACGCTCTCCATGCACCACATGTCAGAGTTGTTTGAGAAGTACGCCCCGAGTATTGCTCGGTTAGAAAAACTGTTTGAGCGCGTGGCTGCGTCTGATACGCAAATGCAAACGGCGTTTGCAAAAACTTATTCGGACTACCGAAAAATATTCCGTGATAATCAACAATATGTTGAAGAGTTTGACGAGGTAGCCCACCTTGTTAACTTGTCGCAGGTGCCGTTGTTCCAATGGAATGACGTATCTAAGAAATTTGAAATTGACCCTGCGTCTAACCAGATTCGTAGTATCCCTGTGAATAGCGCCCAGTACAACGCGCTAAATGAGAAAGACAAGGTACTGCACGAAGCAGCGGTTCGATTTAATTCGCTGCCTGCAATCATGCAGCAGACGATGATTAACATTGCATCTGACTACCGCAACTACAGCGACCAGATGTTTGCGATTAAGTTTAAGGAACTGTTAAGTAAACTATCGCCAGCCGTTGCTCAACGTATTCAAAACCAATTCCAGACTAATCGCTTGCAGTTCTATCTGCCGCTTCGTCGTGAACAGGGTGGCGAATACAAACTTAGATGGATAGACGCTGAAGGTAGAGAAGTATCCAAACTCTACAGCAGCGAAGCCGCACGCATGTTTGCCGAAAAGGAGGCAACTGCCGAAGGTGGTAGTAACTTTGTACCGTCAATGGTTGAGAACCCAAGGGGTGTCTCCAGACGCGTACCTACGGGGCTTTTGAAAGAACTCTCTGACGGGGTTGAAAAGTCCTTGAGAGATGCCGGTGTTGATGACATGAGCATCGACAGCACCTTGGCTTTTATATTCGATACGTTTGTTGATTACGCTCCGGGCGGCAACAATCTGCGTCAAGAAATTAGTTCACGTAAACAGTTCGTGCATAACGGCGTTACGTATTACGGTCGAATTGGATTTGATACTGATGTACTTGGGGTCTACGGAAACGCTGTACCCACGATAATTCATCAGTTAAATAATCTTAAGTACTTGATGCGTATTGAAAATATCAGAAAAGATATTAATGCAGAACTTGAAAAGTATGATGCAAATAAACAAACTGATCCTAGATATACAGAACTCCCTGACGTAAGTCAGGATTTGGCTTCTAAGATCAAGGCTAACCTTGATGAACGTATTGCTTTTGCAAAGAACCCGTACTATTCGCCGTACGTATACACTCTGTCGAAGGCTAACTACTTATTCAGTATTGCTTTAAACGTATCATCTGCGATTGTTAATACGACCATTATTCCAATGATGACTTGGCCTACTCTTGCTGCCAAGTATGGGGTTGTAGATGCATCGCTTGCCATCGCGCAGGCAACGAAGATTTACTTTAAGAATTCGTACACCGATCCTAGAACAGGCAAATTGCGGTTTAACGCCACTCCTACGTTTGGCGCTGGCCCGTTGAATCGTGAGTTGGAGTTGCTCCATCGCACGTTGGAAAACCGTTCGGTTGTCGGCACTGCTGCTGAACAAGAATTGCGGCAGGCAGAAGCCATAAAGATTAAGGGTTACGAAGGGTTGAGCGCAAAAGTTGACTTGATCATGAGTTATGCCTTCCGTACTTCGGAACGTTATAACCGTGAAGTAACGGCGCTTGCTGCTTACATGTTGGCTCGTAACATCAATCCGGATGGATCGCAGCGTACTCAAGGGCGTGGGCAGGCAAGCGTTCGCAAGGCTACTGAAGAAGCCATCCGACTGAACAAGGACGTCAACGGCGCGTCCCTTGCCGAGACCAACAACAGCCTGTATCAGACGGACATAGGGCGCATCGTCCTTACCTTCCGTACGCATGCCATAAACATGATCATCAACCTTGCCATTACGATGCGAAACGCCGTTGAAGCGGTTGATCCTGACCCTGATCAGCGCAAGTTACTAACGAGTATGGCAAGAAGGAAGTTATTGGGCGTCTTCGGTGCCACGTATATGTTCGCAGGCATCAAGGGATTGCCGCTTTACGGCGCTGCAGAGGTGCTTGCATCGTGGCTGATGGGTGATGATGACGAGCCGTACGATCTTGAACAAGAGATTTTGGATTCGGTTGGCACCCTTGGGCTAAACGGCCCGGTCAACGAACTGTTCAATATCGACGTAGCCTCACGTACCGGATTCAACGGTTTGCTCTGGCGAGACGACCCGAAGCGATTGGCTGAGATCGGTGCCCCGTTGTACATAATGGAGCGTATCGCTGGCCCGACTTATGGTCTTGTTGAACGTGCCCGTCGTGGGTTTGATGACTTCTCAAATGGGCATATGGTTCGCGGCCTTGAAGAATTTACGCCAGCGCCGATCCGTAACATGATTAAGGGTACAAGGTACGCCATAGACGGGGCGCTAACTAAAGACGGACTACCTTTGGTGGATGACGTAAACGCTTACAACTCCGTCATGCAGATTCTTGGATTTGCACCGGCTGATCTTGCGGTATCCCAGTCTCAGTTGGGGGCTACTTATCAGACTGGCGAAAAATTAAAGAACCGCCGAGTAGCGTTGCTTACCAAGTTCTATTCTGCACGGAAGGCAGATAACCCCGAGGCTATGGAGGATGCACTTGAAAGCATCCGAGCCTTCAATCAGGCCAACCCGTCCCTAGGTATTACAGGCGATACGTTGGTAAGGTCTTTCCGTGAGCGGGAACGTAGAGCAGCCGAAGCCATAGGTGGCGTGCGTCAACCTCGTAACCTGAGACTTGCAACGTCTAAATATGTTGCTGACTTGGAAGACGAGGACGAGGACTTCTTCTAAGCGGTTCGCCAGACCCTCACGCCAAGGTGTCCTTCCTTGGACACGGCATAGGCTTTTACCTTAATGCCGTAAACCTTGGCGCGGGAATCTACTACATAAATCAAAGCCGCAGGCTTGAGAGTTGGGATGAAGAAAGAATCACCTACCTCCATCCCTTGAAACGGAAAAATCCATTCCGGTTCCTCAAGCCTTTGATTCACTAAACTTCTCCAAGAAGTCCTTCGGTATATCGGTCTTAAACTTGTATGAGGCTATCGGTGCCCATACGCCGCCCTTCCATCCGGTAGACAAGCGCATCTTCTTGGTCTCAAGCAGGACGCCTTTCTTGGTAAGCACCGTCTCCATCTCGTCCGTACTAACCTTGCACGTGTTGATAAGAAACTCACGAAGCGCGGTCTTGGATATGTACTGATGGCCGGTATCAAGATCGACCCTGCCAACCAATTTACCGTAAATCTCGTTTGTGCAGTTGCCGTCCTTAAAGATCAAGATGCCGGTATGATTATTAAAGAAGAACTCCGTCAAGAGTGCTTCGTAGTCAACTGAATTGTCTTTCACAGTCTTGTCCCTCACCATGATGGATTGAAGTATTACCTGATCAAATATGCGGTCAATGTCGTAATTAACAATCCCTGCTTCGATGGCAATATCAAGCCCTGCAAAAGCGGCAGATGTAGCGTTCTCAAAGAAGCGATAGGAAACGTCAGAGCCAAACCGCGTATTGCGTATACGGTTGTGCCAGTAATCGATCTTGTCCTTGATATCTGTATCACTCATCGACACTAACTTTTTAATAAACACCGGCCCTGCCCAACCATAGTTGTAGTTGAACGGGTCGAATATCAGAGCGCCTGCATCGGGATTATCGGCAAGGTAGTCAGGTCGCGGGATGTGGTACTCCATGTACCGTGCCATCTCACCGGTCGGATTACGCTTTGCAGCAAACAACTTATCAACCATAGACTCGTTTGAAGTCCACAGCGAAATCAACGCAGCAGATAGTTCTTGCTCGCGCTCGGCGTTAACGCTTGCCTGCATACGTATCTTGCCCTTACCTTGGGCAATCGAATGGATCAGGTTCGACAGTTCCTTGGGGTCTTTGTCCTTGACCTCGTCGATACCCAAGAAAATGTTCTTGAAGTTAAGGGCACGCATCACGAACCCGTTGTCCGTTGCCTTAAAGACGCTCGCATCCGTTGGCGATGCAAACACGCTGACCGCCCCAATCAAGGCACCCGACTTTGCGCCACCCGTATTACCCTTGTAGCAGAACGTCATACCCTTGGTGCTACAGAACCGCATCAACGGGGAGCCAAACGCCATCGCCATAGCGAAGGCATGCATCTCAAACCCCTCACGGTTCAACTCGTTAGCCGACGCCTGCCACTTCTCGTATGAGCCACGGGGTTCAAACATCTTAGCCACGCCCTTGACGAGCGGGGATACGGCAGTCTTACGTTCGGACTGATCGCGTTGAATCTCCATCTTGCCGACCACGAACGCATCGTTCTCTTCCGTCCAACCCATCTGACCGCGCACAATCTCTGCCGCTGCCTGCGCCTGAAGGTAATGTGCCCATTTAGTCATATAGTCCACCAACATCGGCCAAAGTTTTTGCGTAGGAGGCGTAATGCCTACCTTACTAAGTGCTTTCTTAAATCCTTCCAGCGAATTAAATATTTCCATCGGTACGTCGAACTCGCGGGTCTCATGTGGCATCACAAGACGGATCACGTATATCTCACCGTCCCCACCGCTGTACTTTCTTTTTACCGGGAAAAAATCATGGACAGACAACAGTACCGGGTCTGACTGATGTTTGTTGCCTTCTTCATCTACTTCGGGTGGGGGCAGGTAATAGATTCCGCCACTCTTTCCTCGGGTAAACGGTTTGAGGTATGACGGGAAGGAAGGAATTTCTTGGGGATTCGTTTCGATCCGAATTGTGTCCTCTTCAGTATACGTTTCGGTTGTCTCGGCTTCGACAAGCCTTCGACCGACTGCAAGTGGGTTTGTAATTCTTCCCCTGAAAGGACAACCCTCACAGACGCCGGGACTAATTTCGTTGAACTTCTCGCAGGAGAACGGTTTACCAAATGCTTGATTAGCCTTCTTAATAGTGTTTTCACGGCTGTACTCCGGATGGTCTTCAGACATTAAATGGATGGCTTCTTCCCAATCGGTGCAATGCCGTGCAATGGAAAGTCCTGCATACCACAGTGGTTCTTCAAGCGTACGTGCGCTAACCAATATATGTTTGATCTGAGCGCAGCCACTTCCTTCAAGACTCTTTTCAGCAATATCTTGGAATGACGTTTCGTAGTTATCAAACTTGGCAATCTTCTTCGTGTCTTCGTCGAGACCTTTCGGAATAAGGTCAAGGATAGACGTAGTATCGGGACGTACTACGCCCAAGTATTCTTTAAATAATTCAAAGTCGTATTCAACAAAATCCGTGTCCAAGAACTGCACGGGCTTCGGTTCACCCTTGAGGTGCATGGACTCAGGGCAACGCAAGATACGGGCAACGTCTGCCGTAACCGCAGGGTCAATCTTCAGGTGGTCAAGGCAGAGTTTCTTAAACTTGTTGGCGTACTGTTTCCATTCCTGACTCGGTACGTCGCAATCAAGAATCCAATACGCATGAACACCATTACCCGAATCAACGCGCACAGGCGGGGGTAACTCAGCCACCTTGATGAAGTCATCAAGTGCTGACAACGCTTCTTCTTTGCTTGTGTACTTCTTGGCGTTATCAGGGTCAACGTCAAGATCAATAAAGAAAGTCTTGCAATACTGAGCGCACTCGGCTTTACGACTACGCTGATTAAAAGTATTGAGTGCTACGAATACATTGAGTCCATCCTCTTGAAGTTCAACAAGCCTGTCTTCCAAGTCGCTGAGCGATTCTGCAAACCGATGATAGGTACGCCCGTCCTTATCGATACCGGCTGCACAATACAAACCCTGCGACGGTAATGCTTTCTCGTAAAATTGTTTTCGCATACACGCCTACAGATAAAAAAGGCGGGGTGTGAGTCCCCCGCCAAATCGACAAATGTGACTAGATTAAAGCGTACCCCCGGTCATATCTGCAAGGTACATCTTGGCATCAATGATATTTTTTGCTGGAAGTGATCCTTCCTGCATATCTGTCTTGACAAGATTAATAAATGCTTCTATGACCTTACGCTTCTCCTCACGAATGTACTGCCCACGGAACCACGCATAAATTGTGGTCTTGGATACTTGCAGTACCTTCGATACGTAGAGTGCAGGGAGGTTGGCCTCGACACATATGCGTCCAAGTTGCACTCCCAAACGAGTTGGGTCAGCGTCACGCAGTTCTAGTAAGAACTTGTCACCATATGAGCGAGGCATGGCTACTCCTTACTTCTTCGCCCACTTCTTTACAACGTCGGCTACGTCACCGTTGCCGCCATCGGCCTTCTTGCCGGTCTCGCGGAGTTTCGGCTCGGCTTCCGTTGCTTCACTGCTCGGCGCGGCGGGGGCAGCGGCCTCGTCAGTTTGGAAGACAGTCAGTTTGACTGCGTTATCTGCGGCGTTAGATTCCTTCTGACGCATGATCGCTTCAACGTCTTCTTCAGGAACCGCACCAACAGGCGAGAACAACAACTTCGGTACAGGCGACTTCGTGTCGAACTGCATCTTGGTAATGACGCGACCTGCGCTGATGTTGTTATTGGCAAGCAGACGGATGTACTCGCGGAACGGGTACTTGCCACCTTCTTCCTTACCGAACACCGACGTAGCCGGAAGCACCAACTGCATCACATCACCGCCCGCATCCTGCGGGAGAACTACAGCAGTACGCCACGACAGACGGCAGGCAGCACCCGTGCCACCTTGACCCGAACCCTTGGCGCTGAACTGACAAGTCTCACACGAAGAAGACTGCGGGTTCTTAACCTCAGCATCGGGGGTCTTGGAGTCCGACGACCAACAAACAGGGGCGACCTTCTCGCCTTCCTTGTACGCACCCGTGTAGTAAGTGCGGCTCGCGTTGTGCGCCATCTTCACGAAGATCACGTTCATGTGACGGTCTTCGATGGCACCGATCTCCTTGCCACCTGCCATCTTGCGGAACACGCCGCCCTTGATGGAGATACGCTTGGAAACGTTGCCGCTACCACCGGCTACTGCACGGGTATCGTCGTCCACCCCACCCGTCTGAGCGAGGGCCATGTTGTTCTTCAAACTAGCAATAATATCGTTACTCACTGTAATTACTCCTTAGCGGTTGCTTTACGAACTGTGACTCCAAACTCGCGCATCACGTTTACCCCCGGTGGGAGTCCATCACCTTCGGTGGTCTTCAAGTGTTCCTTGAAATTACCTTGATGGATGCGACGTTCAAGCAACTGTACTGCTTCATTATTCAAAACGTAACTGTAGAAATTATCCCAATCACTACAGAAGTACCGTTCGTTTAACTTCCGCATTACTGTTCCGTGCGCGGTCTTAATGCTATCTGCATTGATGGAATTGCACACGGAGAGAAGCGCTGCTTCCAACTTCTCAATATCAACCTTTAATGCTGCGTCGGCAACTTCATACTCACGAAGAAGTTTTTCACGTTGCCCACGTATAGCGAGATACGTCTCAACTAACTGCTCTGTATTTGTTTCACTCATTTTCCAACTCTTGTTTGTACAGATCGACTATCTTCTGATGACTGTCCACCTTGCCCTGAAGCATGGCGTACATCTTTCTTTCTACTTCCGAGCCTTGCAGATGCACGACTGTCATCGCGTTCTTCTGCCCAACTCGCTCAATACGTCCAATGCACTGCAAATACGTTTCAACACTCATGACCGGAGACCAAAACACAATCGTGTCAGCGGCAGTTAGCGTGATGCCATGCGCGGCAGATTGCGGTTGAATAACAAGCACTCGCGGGTCATCTAATTTTTGAAACTGATCGATGATTACTGAACGATCTTTTGCACTAACATCACCTTTGATAACTGAATTCGTAACTGATTCTTTCTTCAAGAAATTCACGATCACATCAATAGTGTGAAGGTACGGGACAAATACTACAACCTTATTTGTCGTTTCATCAAGCACTTCTTTAAGCGCGTTGAGTCGCGGAGCAATGTCAAATTCAACAACCTGATGCTTGTCGGTATACACCGCACCGCCGCTGATCTGTAATAGTTTCTGTAACGATGCGGCTGCATTGACGGCGGATATTTGTTCGCCTGCCGCTTCAATCAAAAGTTGTGCTTTCAATGCTTTGTAGTATTTAAGCACTTGTGGCGTAAGTGGTACTTCACGTGTTTGATAAACAAGCGGGGGCAAATCAAGGCAGTCCTTTTTTGAATACCTGACCGCAGGCTGTAGTGCGTAGAAGACATCTTCCTTATAAGTGTATTTAGGAAGCCACTTGAAGCGCGTGAGTTGATACATAACCTTGTCGCGCCAAGCAGTTGAAAACTTTGGTACACGTTGTGGGGACACCAATTTAGCCAGACCGTACGCATCGATGGGGGACTGTGATGCAGGGGTGCCTGTCATCATCCACAACCATGTGGTCGGTTGAATTAACTTGGCAAGGGTCTTCCACCGTTTAGTGCTGACCGTCTTGTAGGCGTTAGCCTCGTCAATGATGATCAGGTCAAACTTGGCGGCAAGCAAATCTTGAAAGACAACATGCGTACCGTCGTAGTTGATAATGGTGAAGTCGTAACCTTCTTCTATAATTTTCTTACGCTTGCCTGCTGACCCGTGTGCGACACCGCACGTGCGGTGCATCGCCGTCTTGAATACATCTGCCTGCCAAGCGGAATACATAATCGACAACGGGCAGATAACAAGCACACGCTTGATGAGACCCATGTTCATCAAGTAATCAGCCGCCCATATCGCGGCAGAGGTCTTGCCCGTGCCTGCCTCGTTGAAGCAGAACGCACGTTGCCGTAGCGATAAGAAAGACGCCGTGTCTTTCTGATGCTCAAACGGTGTGATCAGTCCCGGCCACTTGTAGTCGCGGAGCATAGGCGACGGCAGTTTAGGTAGTATGGTATTGGGTTGCGCCTCGTCGATAACTGAAACGGCTCGACGTATTTCATCGTGCCCCCAATAAAGCAGGACTTCTTTTGACTCGTACCCGTTGCCAACAATCTCACACTTCTCGACTTGCTGATGTATCTGATCAGCCAATTTATCAGGAATACTGAACTTAACTGCTGTGTTTTCTATTAACTGCATGAATCACCAAACTTACTTATTACGTAGCAGCAACGCTGCGATTAAGAAAAATTGAGCGATGAGTATCGCAGGCAAAATAATTACGAACAGATACACGTTAATCTCTTCGTACGTCATGTCTAGGCGAGCCGCCCAGAACTTCAAAAAATTTACGCACCAATAAAAAACTTCATTGACTGTCATGGTAACTCCTAAAAGCCCGTCTCGTGGGCCAGCCGGTTAACGCTCAAGTAGGAGTCCATACGCAGGTGTAACACGTAGGATGTGGACTTGCCGTTAACTGACGCGGTTTCGGTATATGTCAGACCGAGGGGAGAAAGTAGTGGAGGACTCCCCATTCACACTCGCGCCTTGTGAATTTATTTCATTGCACCACTTGGTTTTCTACGGAACGAACGATTCTTGGATGGCGATTCTAGCCGAGTGCCCGTCTTGTTGCTACCGCCTTTAGAGAGTGCCACAACGTGTGCAACGTCCTTACCCTTTCGGCTAATACCTTTTTTATCGTAAGACCGACGCGCCCGCTGCCGCTCCATGCGGTCATCATGTTCGCCACGCTTCTTTTGCATCGCGTATTCGTGTTTATACGGACGCTGTGATTTCGTATACGGCATTTATCTCTCCCGATGAAATTTACATGAATCGACAGGGCACCACCCACACAAGCCGGTTGGGTTTGCAGGCCACATATCGTTATCGTATGACAACTTCAATCTTTCAATGTTTGGGACGAACTCCATCCACAACTTATTAATCTGATCTCGCGTGTACTGTTCCGGCACAAACGAATTGCGCGTGATAAACAACAATCCTGCCTTGATATCCTTAACATCAGGGAAGTGTGCGAACGTCATCAGCGCCATCAACTTCAACTGCTTCGGGTCGGGATACTTGTTACTACCTGTCTTGTAGTCAACGATAAACGCATCGCTACCGTCCACAATCAGCAGGTCAACAATCCCACGAACCCAACGCTCCCCGGAGTCAAAGTCACATGCGGTCTTATCAGGTAACAATCCCATCTTGTGCTCGGGATACCGTGTACCGGGGATCGTAAGCAGCGCATCCAACGCCGCCTGATATTGCTCGTAGTTCTTTGCCAACGGGGTGCCGTCACGGACATAGTCCTCCAATGCCTTATGTACCACGGTACCGTAAAGCATCTGTTCAGTGACTTTCTTCGTGTAATCCTTCGCAACCTTCGTATGGAAATACTGCTTGGGACAATTAAGATAGTCTTTGAGAGAACTGTATGACCAATTAATCATCAAACCTTCCTGCCATCACTTCTCTGTAATTAAAGTACGTATCAAAGCATTCATGGATGCTAACTATTTCTTCACTGTAACCTTCGATCTCATCGTTGTACGCAAAGGCTTTCTTCGGAACCTTGATATTGCCGTGGTAGAAGTCCCAACCCTTATTGGTCGGTCGCCACAACCCACTGTATTTTGCGCCGCCTTCTGCGGCATCTTTCGGACAACGCTCAACCAGTCCCCACGACTTTAATACTGGCAACTGATTGCTACGAATTACGAATCGCGGCCCCGTATTGGGCACATCAATCCATTTATACTTTGTACGTTGTTGTTCTTTGCATAACCAAATCAATGACTTGACCATCGTCTTGTTCAAAATACGTGCGTAGACCTTACCCCACCGATCACAGACGGGGCAGTGCCCACCGTCCTTCTCGGCCATACCACGCCAATACTTTCTGAATGAATTGAGTGTTCCACTTAACATAACTAACAATCTCCGTATGACTGACCGTACTTGGCTTCACATGCTACTGGTAAACCTTTAGCCCACTGTGGTGGAGTAGACATTACTTGTCTTATGAACGCAAGTGCTTCATCTAACTCAGATTCCGGCACCACAATCACGGCGGCGTCGTGTACCGTAAGGGCTGGTCTGTATCTTTCTTTAATCATGAGCATCTGTTCGCCCACGATAATCCGTGCGAGTGCCTGCACCACGTTCTCAACTACGGCCCCGCCCCAAATATCAACGTCCCCTTTACGGGATGCGTACACCTTACGGTTTGTATCAGGATCAATTTGTAACTTGGGATAACGGATGTATAAGCCATTGGGTAATTTTATACCGATAGGCCCGGCCAACAGGCACCTATGCTCTCCTAAATAATATGATTTGCCCGCGTCACCTTCGTCATCAGTGGGCCAGTTCACCAAATCCTTCAGTACCCTGTCCGCTTGTTTCCACAGGGCAGGAATCTTGGAGTTGGTTTCACGATAAAGTTTTACGATGTTCTCGCATTCCTGAAGTTTTAGGTCTGCGCCGGGGGGCTGAGTCTTAAGGGTATGACGCAGTTTCTCCGCTCCGGTGCCATAACCCAATCCCAAGATGCAGGTCTTGCCCACGAACCTTTCAATCGGGTTCGCTTTACTGATGGGCTTCTTATAAATCTTAGTAGCGAAGATGGAGTACACATCGTCGCCATTGGCAAACTGCTTGGTCACATCGTCCTGACCGGCAAGCCACGCCAGCACGCGCGCTTCGATCTGTGAACTGTCACAATTAATTACCACGTGTCCCGGTGGTGCGACGACCGACTTCTTGAGTGCGGCCTTCTTCTTGTCACGGCTCGGCAGGTTCTGGAAGTTTACGGCGTCGGCTCCTGCCCACCGCCCCGTGTGCGCCCCGTAGTACTTGAGCGGAATCGGAAGCCGTCCTTCGTTACGCGCACCGATACCGATGAACCGCTCGATTCGGGACTCTTCAATAGTTGACTTAGTTCCGAGTCGGACAGAGCAGAGTTGTTGGACGATGGGGTTTTCGTGTTCCTGAAGGGCGATGAATCCTTCGTCGTTTTTTGCCAACGCATAAGTCTCCTTGCCCGTGGTTGGGCTGATTTTCATAGGCGGCGACACACCAAACTCTTCAAGCACGCCAGCAAACTGTTTGTTGCTGCTCAATTTCTTGCTTACACCTTCCTCGTCATCAACCTTCAGGACGTTGATCAAGTCGTTTAACAGGCGAGACTTCTCATCACGTATCTGATCTAGCCTGCCAAGCAAAAGCGCCTCGTCAACATGGAACACGGGTTGCGTGTACATCCGCAACGTCATGTCGATTAGGTCTAACTCCTGTTGAGGAAACCCCGCAACAAGCCGATTAAAAAGATTATAGGTAAGGTCAACATCGTTAATACAATAATTGCCATACCGAGCAAGGTCTTCACCAGAAAAGTCACTACGCCGTCTACCAATTGCATTGCCCACCTCTGTGCCTTTCTCGCCCAAGTTGTAACGGGTAACAAGGGCAGCGAGTGAACCCCCTGCATCCACGCCGTGAATCGCCCGTGCCATGCACAGGGTGTCGAAGTAATACGCAGGAACTATCCCGTACTTGAACGCAAGGATTGCCCCATCGAACATCATGTTATGGCAAAGAACGGCTGACTCTGACCAATCGATCTTCTTTAACTCTGCTTCTACATTGTCAGTTATCCACCGTGTTTCACCGTCGTCGATCTTCACACCAACGCCGATGACTTCAAACCGTGCGTCATTGACGTACTCTTCAGTCGTCATCTTGGACAGGCTGAAGTCCTTCGCGTAGTACGTTTCAAAGTCCAGCGTAACGAACGCCATCTTGCCCCACCTTCTTTATGATTTTCCAACCTTTATCGGTCAGTTTGTAATTGTTGGCAAGCAAACCTTCTTCTGATCTACATCCACCAAACTTAAACTTGTGACCACGGAAAGACTCGGGGTTAACGAATGTCTTTTTGCACTCTCCGCAAGTACGAATTTTTGGGGGCGCGGGTACGAACTTTGCCATGTTTTAACTCCTCCACTTCTTGTCGCAACCGAATGATTTCGGCGCGGCATTCCCACAATACACTACCTACCGTGAGGAACTTGAACTCCGTCGTAGTCGATGCGTCATTGATCTCGTCGGGTAAGTCCCGGATCAAGTCCAGTATGTCATGTTCAATCTCCATCACTTGAACCTGTTTCCGTTAACCCACACTACCAACGTCTTGCGTATACCTTTCGTAACCGGAGTGACTCGGTGCAACAAGTAACTTGGGAATAAATGTGAAATACCACGTTTCTTTTCCATGCACGTAGGTTTTGAAGATGTATATAGTTCTAAATTACCTCCTTCGTAATCGGCAGGATCGGACAGTTGCAGTACAAATGAAAGTTTTCTGTATGGCATATTGCCAGATGCAGGCATATCTAAATGCCAACCGTAATGTGATTCACTACCGTCATAGACGGTGTACTGGAAGTCTTCCACAAACCCAAACAAATCAAAGTCATAGTATTTTGCGTTTGCAAAATTAATATATTCAGCAAGTTTGTTATAAACAAATTCTGTCTCGGGTGTGTTTGCCATCCATGCAACTTTGCATTTTCTAACGTCCAGATTAGTTTCTATTTGATTGTTTTTGTTTCCCGCTTTGCCTTCTGAAGATTTAAGCGCATCACCGATCTTTTCTATTCGATCCAACTCTTCGGAAGTAAAAATACCTTCTTGCCATACGTAGTTAGTATGTTGAGTAAGTAAATTGCAGGGGGGTAAAAACTGATATATAGACATTAAAACTCTACCCAACCGGTCATAATATATTTTTCACCGGACAACGGTGGGTTGCCACGATGCGTGTGCGTAAAACCAGAAGGCCACAAAAGAAGTCTGCCTTTTTTAGCAGTCACTCTTCGTTTGATATACAAGAACTCGGTCTCGCCCCCTTCTTCAACATCATTCAAATATAAAATAAAAACTAAAATGCGATTAGAACTTTCACGGGTTCCATTTTCAGAGTGCCAAACATGGTAACCCTGCGTAGGCAAGGTTTTTTGTAATTTTAAATGGTAGATTTTATGCGAAGCGTAATTTTCTAAAACAGAAAATTTTTGTACATACGTTTTATAAATTTCTTCCCAAAATATTTTTAAAAATTGTTCTGATACTAATTTTGTATCGACATCAGTAAGGAAATCACCATTAGTCAAGAACGCTTGCGAGTCTTGCATAGTTATTGGCTTCATTCTCTGACTTGTCCAACGGTCATGCGTAAACCCCGCCGTCTCTCGGTCATTAAAATATTTAATGTAGTTGTCGCACAACTCGTTGGAGAAAAACCCATCGAATACGGCAGTGCCATCGTCTGAAATGGTTATTTGTTTTTCAGTTTGTTGAATCATGTTATTCATTGCGGTTGTCCCCAAATGAAATCACCCGTCTTGGAATCGTAATGAGCGCACTCTTGTTGTATTGCGTTGTTACGTATAGTCCGGTTCGCAAGAAAGTACCCGAGCCATACGCCCACCAATAGGAAAGCCAATGCCACCGCCACTTCGACACGTATATTCTGGACATTCATGACAACCCTCCAAACGTCTTCATCAGTAGCGCACCGACGAATACACCGAATAGGAACAGGAACACTTCAGCCGCGATCAGCATCTTCTTGTCCTGCTCGTTGTCTTTTTGCAGTTCCTTGATCGTGTCTTCTAACTGCTTTAACTCACGGTTCTTCCGATCCATCGCGTACTCATAGATACGCTGACGTTCTTCTTTACTCACCTCGCGCCTCCTTCAGTGCTTCTTCCCGCACCAACACCATCAACTTACACATAACATGAGTCTGTGTTCTCTTGTCTGGATGCGCGTCGTACTGCGCGGCATACATGTTGATGATGTCCCATCTAATTGTTTCCAACTTTCCGTCGTCACCGATCTTGGCCCAAATCGTATCCGGTGCAACGACTCTCTTACGATGTTCTTCCGGTACAATTAAATACGCTTCGTCTTCACCCGGCTTCGGGTCAACACTTGCTTTGTTCATTTCTTCATAATCCAATCATGGTTAATACACGCCACGGCTTTGTAGCCAAGTGACTCCAAGAATTCTTTAGCCGCAGTCGGCTTCCACTTATCAGCAAAGTACGGATGCGCTTTCTGTTCGACGACTACAACAGGATTGTTCTTACGTAGCGTCTGTTCCGCACCACGCACCACCGGATACTCGTAACCTTCGCAGTCGATCTTGATAAAGTCCACGTTCTCAAACGCATAACTGTCTAACAAAACAACGGGTACTGCATCGCCCTCAACCAAGTGCGCCATGCCTGTGTTGTCCTGCGGTACATGAACGCTCATCATTCCCAACTCTGCACCCAACGCAACAGGCTCCAGTGCAACTTTGTCTGGCACATTGCGTTTAAATAATGCATGGTTCGACGGCTCCGGTTCAAACGCAATCACGTGTTCAAACTTCATTGCCAACGGGCGCGACCACAAACCAATGTGACCGCCAACATCAACCGCCAACCGGCGTTCTTTACACGCTGCCAACGCAAGATTACGTACTACGGCTTGGTACTCACTTGTCTGCATTGCATTGAAGTAATGCTCAAAGTGTGTGTCGCTATCGGGTAGCCACCACCCACGTACTTGTTTCATGCAGCCTCAAAGAGTTTCTTACGGGACGGCCCTTTGAAATGCACAATCTTGGGTGGTTGTGCGGGGTCAATCCGTTCGGGCAAACATCCGTACGTAGCCTCACCCATTCCCGCTACACGCTCGGTGTTGACTGATGCGTACAACTTCATGGCTTCTTGATCGCCGTACCAGATGTGGAACTTCTTATCCAAGAAGGCCAGCAACTCAAGCATCGCCACCCACGGTTTGTGATCTCTCGTAACAGTTGAACAAGCCACGAATGGATAGACTTGATCCATCGTCTTTCCTTCGTACTCGGAAATGTTAATGCCATTAATTTCCGTATTAATATTCAAGTCACGGTCAAACTCTCGGCGGCAGAACACCGCGTCTTTCTCACCCAAGATTGCCACAGGGTCAATCTCATCTTGCACCAACATATCGGTATCCAAATAAATTGCCGGTTCGTTCAGTTTCAGCGTAGCGAATCCTGCAAGGCGAGAGATCATGAGCCGGTTCCGGTCTGAAGGAGCCACGTGACGTTTGTCTATGCCAAGTACATCGGGCGTAGTCTCATCCGTACACATGATGATCTTCGCATCGGGGTTGCTTGCCCGAATCGAACTCACCATCTTTTGTGGTTGAAAGATGTCATCGCCCACGTGAAAGAATACAAACGTCGGGGTCTTGGTCTCTTTCTTACCTTTTAAATCTTCAAGCACCCGCTCAATCGGCTTAGTCCACGGCGCAAGCATATTCTCGCGGGGGTAAACTCTTACGGATGGGTACCACAGGTTTTTAATACCCATGCGGTTGTGCCAATACCATAACTTGTTGGCATCAAGCAGATATACAGACTTACCCATCGCCCCTGCCATGTGTACGTTGACGTTACTCACCGACACGATGAACTCACACAATGAAATTGCAGCGCATACGCCGTCGATGTCAAAGAACATATCGACATCTTTCACGTGCATGATCTCGGGATACGCCGCCATCTCTTCCTGCGGGATACCGTACTGCAACGACAGGAACTTATAGCCGTTCTGCTTTCCCCACTCCAAGATCGGCTCCAAGTCTTTCAACGCGCAAGACTTGTGCTTACCAACTACATTAGCCGTGCTTGCCCAAGACAATCCGATCACACGGTCGAATTCAGTAAACCCCATTTGACGGAATAAACTTTTTACTCGGTCTTTATCGGGGCGCATGTAGGCTTGTCGAACTTTCGTTTTAATGTCCGACAATGAATTAATAAAGTATGAACCAAGACTCGCAATCGGAATGTGAGCGTCATGGTCATCTAACTTAATACGTGCATCGTGATGCAGAAACTTAATTCCCGGTAGGCCACGCGACAACGGCCCGACAAGACGGGCATCGACCATCGCGGTAACTTCTTCCACGTGCTTCTTCAGTTCAAACAACAATGAAGAATAAATAATCTGATCGCCAAGACCTTGCTCACACCACACCAAGACTTTCTTGGCTTCCATCCCCGGCTTCCACTGCGGCTTGTTAGTAGACAAGCGCGGTGACTTGAATACCTTGCTACCCCAACGTCGCTCGTAGCCTTCCCAACCTTCCTTGAACTTGTTCAGTTGCAAGTTGATTAGGCCAAGCGTCCATGCGAAGTCGTCGTTGGTTGGGTCAAGACGCACCGACTCTTCAAAGTCTTTCTTTGCTTGGAACCAACGGCGCATCTCCCAATGGCACCGGCCACGTTGAGAATACGCAACCGGAATGGCATGGGCTATGTCGAGGATGTTGTTGTATACACCGACTGCCTCATCGAAGTTGTCCGCGTTCGCACGTTTCGTGGCTTCACTAAAAATATAGTTAGCCATGTCGTGAATAGTTTGGGGCTTGTTATCGCTCACCAGTAATCGCTCCCATTTCGCTTCGCGCCCCAATCGGGACTCGGCCCATGCCGCCACTCTTCATAGTCCGGTCGTCTCCAACCAAACAACGCATTAAACAACCAAGCAAACAGTTTCATTGCATGATCTCCTGCGCGGTGAACTCAATCATCGACTTCGGAATAATCATCGCAGTCAGACTGCGGTGTGGGTAAATGAAATGATGTGTAGCAGACAACGAACCCATCAGATTCGCGGCATTGATAACGCCTTTCTCAATACCTTCTGTGTCATCCAACACGTATATGGTCTCGGGCTTTGTAATTATTCCAAGCAACGGGTAATCAGCCTCAACCAATCGTCCGTCCAAGTAAATCATGTCAGCCCGTAGCCCACGGTTTGCCATCGTGTTGAACATCTCGGTCGATGTTTTCTTGCGGTACTGCACGATGTCTACGGTCGGGTGCTTTTCAAGCACGATGTCGTTCGCCGCATCGCACGTGTGAATCTCACCATCTCCCATGCCATCAGCCAACGCCCATGTGGATGTGCCAATGAACGTACCCACTTCAGCCACGAACCTAGGCTTGAAGTAATTGGCGATGCAGTACAAGTCCCACACCGCACTCTGCGAGATGGTTCCCGTGTTGTAGTCTGCGCTCGACCGCAAATCGTCACGTACAGTTATGCCATTCCATCGTGGGGTTTCTTTGGAAAAGATTACGTCCCAAATGGTTTCGCTAAATCGCTTACGAGAGATGGTGACTCTGTTCACGCACGTTCTCTCCGCGCAATCTCACGCTTGAGATAGAACTCTGCCTTCTTCAAATCTTCCACAGGGTCAGAGCCAACCTTCTTGCCTGCACGTGATACGTACTTAACTACGTTGAACAGATATGCGTTCTCCGTGAGATTCTTCGCTTCTGCGTAGTCTAAGAAATCAATACCACCTGCCGTGTAGTGCGGGGGTTTGTTGACAAGATCGGCAGGAGTATTTACGAGTGATTCTACAAATTTTCGGACAGATAATTTATTTGGGTTTTCTTCTTTTAATTGTTCCATGGTTAATTCGCCAAAGATACGTTTGGGGGCGAGATACTTCCCTTCTTTCTTCAGCCCCGTTTTTTCAAATACTTTGGACACAAAATCGCTATTGCTTTTGTTCTGCCATTTGATCGTGTGAACGTACTGCGGATTGACGTTCAGTTTCTTTGCGATTTCTTTGGGCGAGAGTTTCGGTTGCTCTGCCATGAGGCGAATAACTTTCTCTCGAATGCTTCTCTTTTTCACTTGATTAGTTCCTTTAATTGATTGACGTTTGACTCATCTATCACTAGCGCAACTCCACCCGCTTTACGGATGTCGTCTAAATGCTTTAACTGAAGTGCGGTAGGGATATTACCATTTGCCTTGCACTCTATGCCAAAAAACTTCCCCGCGCAACACACTAGGAAATCCGGTGTGCCGGACGAAGAGAAGCCAGTTCCCATCGGCATCGCGTAATAGGCTCCTACCTCATTCAATATCTTCTTCACTTGTGCCTTAACTTTCCCTTCAGGTGTCATGTCTCTCCCCTCCTGACAATGTCAGGACTGCTCTTCGATTGTTGAACCACGTAGAGTTTTGAACTCATCCTCTGTAACTATTAATGCGTAGTAACTACAGTTATCTATGCCATACCCCAAGTCCATTAGATTCTTAGCACTTTGTATACCCCAATACGATTCCTCTAAAGAATCATCGGGTGGCGTATCGTGAACTTGTAATGCACCGATCATGGCTATCCTGATCTTTATCAAGTCGGGCAAGGTCGCATCATCAAATCGCCTAATCAAACGATTACCCAAGTACACGTTGAAGAATTTGTTTGTGTACTCAATGTCATCGGCATCGTACCAACCAATGAACTTGATACGGTTCCCCACAAGATTCATCGGCTCGAACTGCGACCTGTAGTTGTCTGCCATAATCATGTTATGAAAGAAATTTCTCCTAGACATGATTATCGATCCAACATGATCAGGTCTTTGTAGTTATAGTTACCGTGGACGTAGGCGTTGATATCAAGGAAAATCTTGTCGACACCAACCCGATCAGCACCATCCACCATCTTGTCCAAGCCAGTGTGTGCCTTGAACATCAAGAGTGATGTCTCCAACTGACTCCTGACATTGTCAGGAACCGACTCAATGCTTGGATACCATTGAAGCGGCATCGTCATGTCAACATACGAAAAACTGCCGCCGTAAGAGGTTGGCAACTTATCTATCTTGTACATATCTAGCGCGGCGAGCATAGGCTGAGAACTGATCGCGCCAAGTAGTATGCCGCCGTTATATGCCGGTAAGTACACAAACTTGTTCGTACCACAGAACTCTTTAGCCTTGTCGATTGCTTCGTGCAACTTTGACAGCATATCCATGTAAGCGTTGTATCTGTCTTGTATACGCTCGTAGATATGTTTCGGGAGTGAATGTATTGAACATACTCCCATCATCACTTTGACTGCGTATGTCGCCTCAGTATCATTCAAAGAAATACTAGCGGACTGCATGCTTTTACCCGCGCATTTATCCACAACTTGATCAACCATGTGGCTTATCACGCTATTCAATTTAATAATTGCATCGCCGGTAGACCTTTTTAGTTTGTTATTTAAGTCCGTTTGTCCGCGCAACTTACTGGCAATGTACTTGGGATGCTTGCTAATCATCTCAGTAGAATAATATACGTGACTATCTACATCATGAGTGGCAAGCGGGGAATCTGCAGTCATGAAGCGGTACACATCACCCATCTTGTGGATTGCCGCTACGGATATACCTTTCTTGTCAGTCAAGTGAACAATGCCGTTACCAAGTCGATGAACAAGTAAGTCACCCTCCAACACGGAGTAAGCGGAAACAATAATAGGCCACGCTTCGCTACGTATGATCTCCGCTTGTTGTTGCGGATTGACCAACGCATGATTGAACAACTGCGAAACGTCCAACGTCTGTTTAATCTTTCTAGCCATGACACACCTCGTTGTTGTCCTGACATTGTCAGGATGTTAGTTACTCTTGCACCATCACCTTGCGACCATGCGGCGGTGTGAACCCATTGTTATGAGTCACAAGCCACAACGTAGGACAAGCAATGTCCCACTTAACATCATGCTCGACATGACCATCGGTGAACACGATGACCGCATCTGCATTGATACTGTTCTTCTCCATGTACTGACTAACACAAGACACGCGAGTACCACCGCCGCCCATCGGCTTCAGCATCTTCGGCATCTCGTTGTAGTTACCTTCAAAGCGTTGCTCGCCATGCACCTGCGTATCCCACCAGAGAACACGGATAGAGTTTGGGGGATACAACTCACACAGATTGACAAGTCGCGATACAACTCTGCTGATCTGCTTCTCATCGATACTGCCTGACGTATCAATCGCAATGACGATCTCACCTAGCGTATCGCTGTACGTTGTTGGCATGAACAAGTCATCAGCCAGTCGTCGTGCGTTGAACCGTCTGAACGTGAACTCGTCCATGCCACGCATCGTGTCAGACCAGAAGTCGTCCAACACATCCTCCCACCTGATCTCCGGCTCCATTTGTGCCTTGATTACGCGAGGAATCTTCGCACCGAACTTACCGGCAAGGATGCCGCCTTGTTGCAAGGCACAAATGG